ACAACTGCCATCGGCTTCAGCGACATCTTTGGCCTGCCGATAAAGATGACGGACAATATGGTTAGGGTAGCCTTTGGCGGAGCCTGGGAGGCGTCCGCGCCGACCATCGTCAAAGATGCCACGGAGGTCTGCAAAAATACCATTGATATTGTTGGCACACCCGACGGAGCCAATGACGTAGATATCCTGATATTACTCTAAGGAGGCGGGGATATGGCGCTCTTAGATGATATCAAACCGCGGCTCGGGGTGTTCTACTCCGACACCAACAAGGACGCGGAAATCCAGGGCATGATCGATGCGGCAGTAGAATACTTTAAGGGGGCAGGGTGGAACTTTACCGCCCTGCTCGCTTCTTTGGCAGATACTGAAGAGGAACTGGCGGACGATCAAAAAACCCTGGATGCGCTGAAGGAGATAGAAGAACCCACAACTGAAGAACTGTCCCAGATAGAAGTGCTGGAAGCCACTATAACAGAAAACACTGCAGCACTTTTAGAATTTAATAAGCAGCTGGCCTTATCAAAGGAAGCGGTCGTATTGTACTGCAAGATGGCCCAGAGCACGGACCCGGCCCAGTTGGCTAACCATCCAGTGCTGACTGCGTTTATAGCGCAGGGGAGGGCGGTGGTGCCTGATGCTGAAGTTTAATCCCACCACCCCGCTCAAATTATATGCCAAGACAACCTCGTACACCTCGGGCCAGGGCGAAGCGACCAGCTGGGCACTGATCGCCAGTGGTGCCATTAGTACATTTTTTTGTGAATGGCTGGGGAGCTTCGGTGATCGGGCATTGTCAGCTGAGGCGCTGGGAGTGAAAGACTCAGCCACGGTTAGGACCTTTTATAATCCAGATATATACACCAAGCTCCGAACCGTCCAGGTAGTAGTGCTCAAAAACGCTGATACCACCGGGATAGTGGCCGGGGTACCGGATAAAAACAATCCCAATGTCTATGAACTCTGGGGCGGGGTCGATAACGTCAAAGAGGAAAACCAATTCATGGAGTTCCGGGTTAGGAGGTATGAGGGCCTATGATCAGAAGCAAAGTGCAGACCGCCCTAGATACAGCCTTATATGCTTTGGGGGTTTACTCCTACTGGCAGCGTAAATCCGGGGCTGACGCCAACGAATATATAGTCTACTCCTTAGCTGGAGACTCCGCTGAGTTCCATGCTGATGACGTGCCGCTGATCATGCAGGCCAGTGTGACGGTGAAATATTATTACCGGGCTGAGAAAATCAACACCCATGCCGGGCGGGAAACTATCAAGGGCCGGGAGACTACCATCCAGGCGGCCTTGGAAGGGGCAGGATTTATAATCCCGTTTGGCAAGTTCGATGCCGGCGATGTCGATGATATCGGCTACTTCGTGACCGTATTTGAGTGCGATTACGGGCGGGTGGTTTAGATGGGTAAGATTGACATTGATGATTTGGCCGTCAATGTCGATGAATTGTTGGAAGACTATAAAGATTTTGTATATGAAGCTCTCGATGACGGACTGGACGCAGCGGAAAAGATACTCATCAGAAACCTCAGTGCTAAAAGCCCTAAGGGCAAAAGCAAACAATACCATAAAAACTGGAAGAGCAAAGGCAGTAAATATAAAAATCGCCGTTATGTGGGGAACACGAAGACGGTCAAAGGCAAACACGGAAATGTACCGTTGTCAAACATCCTGGAATACAGCACTAAATCTAAGCACCAGGGGTTGATTAAGGCGATATACCTGGAGAGCGTCGAGCAGATGGTTGATGCGATCGAGGTCGAAATGAAAAAGGGAGGTTAATCCATGCCTAACAAAATCAAATATGGCCTGAAGAATGTTTACTACTCGGTAATCACGTTAGTCAATAACGTGCCGAGTTATGCCACCCCAGTCTCCATACCTGGCGCGGTCAACCTAAATTTGAGCGCATCGGGGGAGAAAACTGAGTTCTACGCGGATGACAGCGCCTATTTTATGACCACTGCCAACGATGGCTATGAAGGCACACTGGAGATAGCGCTGATTCCCGACTCTTTCCGGACTGCGGTACTAGGTGAGGCAGTCGATGCCAATGGAGCGTATGTTGAGAATGCTGATGTACTGGCTAAGGACTTCGCCCTGATGTTCGAGTTCAACGGCGACGCCAACGCAGTCCGCTATGTACTGTATAACGTCAACGCCAGCCGGCCAGACGTTGCAGGCGCGACCAAGGAGAAATCTATCCAACCCCAGACGGAGACCCTTAACATCAAGGCCAGTCCGGCAGTGGATACCAAGAACGTTAAGGCCAGTCTGCCCTACAGCACTGGCGACTCTTACACCAACTTCTTCACGGCGGTATACCTTGAGGATGCTACAGTCAATACCAAGGGTGCTGATCCGGCAGCATTCAGCAAGGCTGCTCCGGCTGATGTCGTGGTAACGTCAACTTCCGATGGCACACCCTCTGTCAAAAACGTTATTCTTAATGGTGCGGATGTACCTGGCGTGAGTATTACGCTTGACGCGCTGGAAGTGACTATCGCGTCGGCATATGTCGCCGGGCTGAACCTGGCTAATGGAACGTATCCTATTGTGGTCGAGTTCACTGTTGGTAATAGCGTGACCTACACTCTGACCGTAACCGCATAGAGGTAACGACATGGAAAAAATACTGACCATCGACGGGCGCCAGGTGCCATTCAAAAACACCGGCGCCTTTATGCTGCGTTACCGGGCCCAGTTCGGCCGGGACGCGCTGAGAGACATCTATAGGCTAAAGGGACTGGTGGGCGCAAACGGTAAACTAGGCAACCTCGACGCCTTGGATTTAGAGCCTTTTTACAATCTGGTCTGGACGTTGGCCAAGACAGCTGACCCCAATATCACGCCACCCATGGAGTGGTTGGATACTTTTGAGTCTTTCCCGCTTATGGACATCCTGCCGGAGCTGGAGGATATGCTTTGGCAGGCGCTGGAGTCCAACATCGAGAGTAAAAAAAAATAGCTGACAGCGATGATGAGACCCCGCAAGAGATGACCACGGAACTGCTGATGATCCGGGCGCTTGAGCGGGGTCTTAGTCTGCGTGACTTTGAGGATATGACCCCGGGGATGATCGTGGACTACATCATCACCTACAATAACGACCGACTGGACCAGGAAGACATGGAAGACGAATACCGGCCGGCCACCCAGGCCGACTATGACCGCTTTTAGGAGGTGATACTTTGGCGAATAAGATTAAGGGCATAACCCTGGAAATCGGCGGCGATGTTCAACCTTTGGAGAAGGCCCTGGCCAGCGTCAATAAAAAGACCAGAGATCTGCAGGGCGAGCTCAAATCGGTCGAGCGCCTCCTGAAGCTAGACCCGGGCAATACCGAACTGATAGCCCAGAAACAGAAGTTACTGGGGGAACAGGTCGAGAATACAAGAAAAAAACTGCAGGGCTTGAAAGGAGCTCAGGAAGATGTCAACGCTGCCTTCAGACGTGGCGATCTGAACGAAGAGCAATACCGGCATTTCAGCCGCCAGGTGATCAATGCCGAACAGGATCTAAAGAAGTTCGAGGGACAACTGAAAGATGTGGACCGGGCCGCTGATAAAGCAGGGCGAAGTCTCAAAGATATGGGGCAGAAGGCTCAGGGTATCGGCGAGAAGGCCACACTAGGAATCAGCATGCCAGTTGTCGGCGGGACTCTGGCTCTAACCGAGGGTACCCGGGAAGACCGGCAGGACAGGGGCAAACTAGAGGCGGCGTTTAGCACCTCGGGCTTCACAGCAGAGCAAGCTAAACAGACGTATGTAGACTTTTACGGGATATTGGGTGAAAGCGATACCGCTATTGAAGCCGCCAACCATCTCACCGAGCTGGCAAAAAGCCAGGAAGAACTAGACAAATGGGTGACAATCAGTACCGGCGTATATGCGAAATTCGGCGACTCATTGCCGATCGAGGGGTTGACCGAGGCCGCCAATGAAACGGCGAAGGTGGGTAAAGTGACCGGACAGCTTGCTGATGCGCTCACTTGGATCGGTATCAGTGAGGACGAAGTCAACGCAAAGATGGAGAACATGAATAGCGAGCAGGAAAGGCAAGCCTATCTGGCGGATACCCTAATGGGTGCATATTCCGGGCTGGCTCAGAAATACCGCGAGGTCAACAAAGGGGTTATAGAAGCCAACGAGGCTAACGCGGCCATGAAGGATGAGCTTAACGATCTGGCTACCAAGATTGAGCCGATTGTGACTAAGGTTGTACGGTTTATCAGTGCCCTGATAGATAAGTTTAACAACCTGCCCGATGCAGCTCAAAATACAATCCTGGCTATTCTAGGGGTGGCGGCGGTGATTGGCCCGCTGCTGATGGTTATCGGTAAAGCTATGGTGTTTATGGCGTTATTCGGTGATAAGCTCGGCGGAGTAACCAGCATGGGCACAAAACTGGCGACGTTTTTACCGCGGCTAGGGCCGCTAATCGCAGCGTTGACATCGCCGATCGGAATCATAGTGCTTGCCATAGCTGGACTGATACTAGCCTTTAAAAGGCTCTGGGATACTAATGCCAACTTCCGCGCCTGGGTGCGCGGATTAGCTGATACGCTGGAGAATGGGTTTAAAGGCGCAATTAACTCAGTGGTAGATAAGATTAACTGGCTGATTGATAAGCTTAATAATTTACCGGGGGTAGAAATTAAAAACATTAACAAACTGGTGAAGGATTCCGGCACCCAGGGCATGGGGGCGTTTCAATCCATGCAACGCTACGCCACCGGCACTAACTTTCACCCAGGCGGTCTGGCTTGGGTCGGAGAGAAAGG